GATTCTGAGTGTGATTGCGGGCGGGAGAGTGCTGGAGAAGCCCCAACGCACGGCCACGCGCTGCACGGAGAGCTACGAGGCCCTACGAAAACGCATCTACAAGGATCTGCTGGAGCCCCAAAAGCAGTTTGTAGATGACACCGACCACAAGATCTTGGGGTATTGCGCCGGGTTTGGAGCCGGGAAAACTTTTGCTCTGGCCGCCAAGAGTATATTTTTGGGTATGGACAACCCGAACACAACTGCAGCGGTATTTGAGCCCACCAACATCATGTTGCGGGACGTTTGGATGCGTTCCTTTGACCAATTTCTGGAAGAATACAACATCCAGCACGACTTCCGCGTGTCCCCGCAGCCCGAATATGTGTTGCACCTACCCCATGGCCCCGTCACACTGCTGTGCCGCGCCACAGAGACATTTAACCGGATTCGTGGGCAAAACCTTTCGTTTATTTTAGCCGACGAGATCGACACCTCACCCATGGAGGTAGCACAAAAGGCAGCAGAGATGATGCTGGCCCGTCTCCGCGGTGGCCAAAAACCCCAGCTGGCACTGGCTTCTACCCCAGAAGGCTATAAGTATCTCTACCGCACCTTCGTCGAGCAGGGCGATAATCCTGACCGCCGGTTGATCAAAGCCCGCACCACCGACAACCCCCACCTCCCGGATGGCTTCGTTGACTCGTTGTATCAAAACTACGACAGTCAGCTGGTCGCTAGTTACATCAATGGTGAGTTCACGAACTTAGCCAACACCACTGTTTACCACCCATTTGAGAGGGACCGCCACTGGTGCGACACGGAGATTCGCGCCGAGGACAGGGTGTTTGTGGCCATCGACTTCAACGTGGGCGCGTGCTTCTGCGAGGTGATGGTGCGCCGCGGCGACGAGTTCCACGTTATTGATGAGCACCACCCGAAGGACACCCCTGCGGTGGTGGCGTTGTTGCAGGAGAAATACGGGGACTTTGTGGAGCGCGGGGACTTGGTGGTGATCCCGGACGCGGCATCGAGGCAGCGCACGACCACCAACGCAGCGGAGTCAGACCTCTCGCTGCTGCGGAAGGGTGGTTTTGCTGTGAAGACGCAGAACGCGAACCCCCAGATTGCGGACCGGGTAAACGCGGTAAACGTGTTGCTGTTAGCAGCTCGTCTAAAGGTCCACAACCGTTGCAAGTACCTAATTAAGTCGTTGGAGCAGCAGACCTACGACAAGTCGGGCAAGCCGACGAAGGGAATTGGGGGATTGGACGACATTTCGGGTCCTGTGGACGCCTTGGGCTACGGGATCACGTACCTGGCCCCGCTACGTCGCTACGCGACTGGCGGTTCTTCCTTCCGCACCTACTAATGGCCAAACGAGACCGACTACACCTGAGCCCGTACCAGACCATCGAGACGGGCCGCGACTGGAACGGGCGGTTCTACATCGCCTACTCAGGCGGCGCCAGCGTCTTCATCCGCGATCTCAAGGAGCTGCGTCGCTTCTTGAAGGTTCCTAAGGGCATTCCGTCGAGGGAGTCATTGGATAGCTGGCTTGCCTCACTTGAGGCAATGGACAAAGAACGCGAGGCCAAGCGAGAGCACCTTCCTTTAACAAGCGAACCTGTTGTTGAAGGTTCCGAGACGAACCTTTCACAGGAGCTACTGGCGAGTGGGTTCGGACCGGAGTGTCATCTCGACGAGAGCGACCCGAACTTCGCTACGAAGACTGTTATCTAAGGGCCACTGGAAATCTAGGTGACGCAAGGGATCTGAAGTGGTCGTCAACAACAGCAGCTACCCCCCACAGAGTCTTGGGTCTGCTGGGGTGATGCCGGCCAACACCAACACTGACGATCCAAGCATCGTGTCGAGCCAAGTGTTGGCGATGCGAGGCAACTGGGAGCCGATTGATATTTGTATGGATGGCACGCGGGGATTGCGTGCCCGAAGTCGGGTACTGATCCCACAAGAGCCATCGGAGTCCGATGACGCCTACCAGCGTCGGATTTTCCACGCAACGCTGCCACCCTTTTTGAGCCGTCTGGCGTCGCAGGCAGCGGGGATCATCTTGCGCAAGGGCGTAAAGGTTGAGGGTGACGACTACTGGATGACATGGATCCAGAACGTCTGCGGTGACGGCACCACGCTCGATGAGTACGCCCGTCGTCAGCTGGTGACGGCATTGCTGTACGGGCACAGCAGCACCGTGGTGGACTTCACCAATGACAGTTCACCGCGAACGCTGGCGGAGGAGCGGCAGTCTGGGCGTCGTCCTTACTTAGTGCCAATCCACCCGAGGCAGATTTTGGGATGGCGCACCACCAACGACAGTGCCAGCAGCGACCTGGCGCAGGTCCGAATCCGCGAGCAGGTGGTGGTTCCGGTGGGTGCGTATGGAGAGGCGTTGGTGCAGCAGATCAGGGTGTTGACCCCTGGCGGCTATGAGGTGTGGCGTTCTGCGCCGTTGCCTTACCGGCAGCTATCGAACTACGCGGTGCAGCCGCTACCCCTGCAGTGGGAGTTGGTTGAGTCAGGGGCAACGACGCTGGGCCGGGTGCCAATGGTGACGGTCTATTCCAACCGCACCGGCAATTTGATGAGCACACCTCCGCTGATGGAGGTGGCCGCGCTGAACTTGGCCTATGCGCAGCGGTTCTGCGATCTGCACCACAGCATTCACGTAACCGCCAACCCGATGTTGGTGATGCGTGGGTTTGACCCAGACACCGACAGTCCCATTGGCATTTCAGCGAACACAGCGCTGCTGATGCCAGTGGATGGTGGGGCGGAGTGGATTCAGCCCACCACCGACGCATTTGAAGCGCAGCTACGGACGCTGAAGGAGTTAGAGGATCAAATCAGCAGGTTGGGCATCAACACGTTGAGCCAAGCCAACCTCACCAACGCTGCAGCTGAGGCACGCCGCTTAGATCGTGTTGATAGCGACTCAATCATGGCGATGATTTCGCTGGATCTGGAGCGCACGCTGGCCCAGATGTTCGAGATGGCGTCGTCCTACGTGGGTATTGAGCCACCAACGGTGACAATTCCACGGGACTACGACAACCGGATGCTGACCGGCAACGAGGTGACGGCGTTGCTGCAGCTGTATATGCAGAACGCGATCAGCCAGCAAACGCTGCTGAAGGTGTTGCAGGACGGAGAGGTGCTGCCAATCACCATCGACTTGGATGCCGAGATGAGTTTGACGGCTGAGCGATTGGAGGAGCAGCAGGTGATGGAGCGTCTCGCCATGGCTGGTCCCGACATGGCGTTCCAGAACGCCGGCCAAGGCGAATCGCTTGATAGCCAGACGCTGCCAACGCCGTTGCGCCCTGGCCGTAACGCCAACTGATGACCCCAGACGAATACCTGCGTGAGCTAGCGCAGGCGATCACGCAGCAGGAGGACCTTAACGATGAGGAGGCCCGTGACGTGCTGTATGAGTTGGCGCTGCGCATCTACGCACTGCTGTTGCGCGAGCTGCCTGAGGGTCGATTGGAGAGGACGATGCGTTGGAGCCAGCTGCGCACCCGCATCACACCGGAGCTGTTAGGGATCAGCGATCTGCTGGCGCAACTGCTCTACAACCGTTTAGCAGCCACTGAGCTGTTGGTGAGCGACATAGCTCGGCGGTATTTCCAGCTCCCGATTGGGGCCGTAACACCACGACAGCTGACAGAGGTGTTGGACACCACCCTTGTTGTAGGGGTCCCAGTTTCAAGGTTGTTTCTACGAAACCCTCGCACTGGCGTCTCCCCGTTTGTGACTCAGCTATTGCAGCTTTTGGAGAGGAGCGTAGTGGGTATGTTTTTCATTGACCCCACTGCACAGGAAGTAGCGGCGAAGGTGATTGGGGTGCGCACCAGCGTCGGTCGTCAGGTGCCGGTGGTGTCGAAGGGGACGGTGGCGAACAACTGGAGGGAGCGGGTGCAGTCGATTGTGGCTGCGGCGTTATGGAGCACGGTGCAACCGGCGATTGATCGGGCAGTTGCGGCAGCCGCGCAAACGCAAAGCGCCCCTCAGCCTTTGCAATGGCGCTGGAACGCGGTGTTGGACCCACGCACTTGCCCGGTCTGCCGCCCTTTGCACGGCAGGACTGAATCAGATCCTAAGGACTTCCCTCAGGGCCCACCACCGATACACCCGCGATGCCGGTGTGTATTGATCCCCGAGTCGGCGTGACCCTTACGTGGGTATTTAGATCGGCAATCTAGAGTGTTCTCTCAGCCTATTGCGTGTCCGAAAACGTAAGTGGTGTTCCTCCTGTGGAGGACACGAGTGCGGCAGCGCCGCCCTCAACCGCGACAGAAGCCACCGACAACTCTGAACTCCAGCGGCTCAAGGCCAAATTGGACTTGGTGCAGCAGGACAAGTTGAGAGCTGGTGAAACAAACGCCAAGCTCAACAGCAAAATCCAGGAGTTAGAGGAGACGGTTAGAGGTCTTACGACCCAACTGAAGACAGGCGAACAGCAACAACTGGAGGGCTCTGGTGAGTACCAAAAGTTGTGGGAGCAATCCAAGGAAACCAACAAAGCCTTGGAGCGCAGGATTACGGAACTAGACAGCGAGCTTGACGCCGAGCGCCAAGCGAGAAAGACGGAGACCCTCCGTACCAAAGCCCTACAGGAAATCGGTGAGTCGAAGGCCCTGCGCCCCGACCAGCTGTTATCACTGATTGCCCCAAACCTCCGTGAGGCAGACGGCACACCAGTGGTTCTGGAAGGTGGGATGGAGATTCCGTTACGCGATCACCTTGCCCGGTTACGCGCCCCAGAGTCTGGTTGGGAGCATCACTTTGCACCCAACGGAGCGATGGGACTGGGGATGAAGCCATCTGCCACCACCTCCAGTAGCTACGGCGGAACAAATCCGTTCCGAGCAGACACGCGAAACCTGACCGAGCAGGCCCGTTTATACCGTGAGGACCCCGCGCTGTACGAGCGCCTGAAAGCAGAAGCCACTCGCGGCTGAGAACAAAACCACCACCTGCATTAAGGAACAAAGGCAATGGCCGAAACCGTCCGCTCAAATATCATCGTTCCCGATATTTTTGAGCCCTACATCGAAGAGCAGACCACCCTCCGCAATGCCTTCATTGGCAGCGGCGTGGTGCAGCCTATGGCTGAACTCAACGCCACTGAAGGCGGTGACTTCATCAACCTGCCGAACTGGGTTGCCAACCTGAGCGGCGACGCTGAGGTACTGAGCGATTCAACCTCTCTGACCCCCGGCAACATCACCGCTGATAAGCAGCGTGCTGTGGTGCTGCATCGTGGGCGGGCCTTCGGATCTCGGGACCTCGCGGCGTTGGCTGCTGGCGCGGACCCCTTGGCTGCCATCGGCAACAAGGTTGCTGCATACATCGCCTATGAGCAACAGAAGGACCTGCTGGCTTGCCTGTCTGGTGCCTTCGCTACTGCTCTTAACGGCTTGACCGTCAGCACTGAAGAGGCATACCCCACCGCCTCCATGGTGTCTGGTGCCCGCGCCAAGCTGGGCGATCAAGGCGAGAAGCTGTCCGTGATGGCGCTTCACAGCTCGGCCTACTACAAGTTGGTTGAACTGAAGGCTCTGGATTACGTCTCCGCTGCTGAGATGGGCTCCACCGACCCCGTTGGTGGTAGCCGTGTTCCCAGCTTTGGCGACGTGCGGGTGCCGACCTACATGAATTGCCGTCTGGTGGTGTCCGATGACCTCGGTGCCAACGATGTGTTTTTCTTCACCCCTGGCAGTGTGGCTTCGGGTGAGCAGGCCGGTCTTCGCTCCGAGCAAGACCGCGACATCCTCGCCAAGGCGTCCTACATCAGCTTCGACTGGCACAACGTCTTCCACCCCATCGGTGTGAAGTACGTGGGCACTGGTGCAAACCCCAACCGCGCCACCCTTGCTACCGGCGCCAACTGGCAGAAGGTGTTCAATGACAAGAACATCGGCATGATCAAGGGCACCCTGAACGTCTGATGGGACTGACCGGGTTCAACCTGGCCCGGCGTAAGGAGGAGGCTGCTACTGCGGCCTCCCTTCCTTACCCCGCACCAGTCGCAGCAGCACCTGCTGCTGAAGAGGACAAGCCGAAGCGCAAGCAGCGGCCTAAGCAGGAGCCAGTTGACGCTCTTGAGGTGGTTACACCTGAAGAGCTTGCTGAGCCGGAAATCTAGGAAGCACCACCTCAGGTCATGGCCGCTGAGATCATTGCCACGGTTGGTGCCGCTAACGCCAACAGCTACATCACGTTGCTGGAGGCGCAGGCATTTGCCGATGGCGACATCAGCGCTGTGGAATGGGATAGCTCGACCACCGACCAGAAAAAGCGGGCGCTGATCACCGCCACCCGCAATTTGGATCTGGTCGGTTTTGTCGGGACACGAACCACAACCACTCAGGCGCTGGCTTGGCCACGCAAAGACTTCAAAACAAGCGAGAAGACCTACGCCGACAACGAGATCCCTAGCGAGATCAAGTTGGCGACTTGGGAGCTTGCCAAGGCTCTGGTGAAGGACATGGTAGTCGCCGGCCAAGTGGCAGGCAGCACCTCCCTGATTCCAGGAATCCCAAATGCGGGCTTAAAGCGGGTGAAGCTGGATGTGATGGAGGTGGAGTGGAAGCCGGATCATCAGCCAGGCATAACTCCTCTAAGAGCGCTGCCTCATCTCCAGCAGCTGTTGCAGGATCTAATCCTGAACACGCCAGGCCAGACAGTGGCAGTGGTACGCAGCTAGGTCGGTTTCCAAAGCAACGTAACTAGGTTAGGTACAACTACACTGGGCCAATGGCTCAGGTTGCCGACCACCAGCCAAAGTCCCCCTCATCGAGGCATCGGCCTCGTACTGGCTACTTGGCGACGCCGTTATCTCGTGACGAGCAGCGGATGGTGGCGCGGATGTACCGACAACACCAAGGGTTATTGCGGTTGATGGGGCGCAAGTTGTGCCGCAAGTACCCCTTTGTCAGCGCAGAGGACGTGTTCAGCTGCATTGATCAGGCGTTTATCAAGACGTGCCGTGCCTGGCAGCCGGCCAAGGGCACCTTCTCAACGCTGTTGACGGTATTTGCAGAAGGCGATGTCTTGCACTTCATACGCGATCACAACTGGACGTTGAAAGCGCCAGGTGCAGTGCGACGTAACGGCCAGCTGGCGCGAAGGCTGATGGAGAAGGGGTGCAGCCCTGGCGAGGTGATGATGAAGCTGGGGCTGACGGATGAGCAGCTCAAATTGGCACTGACTGCCACCAGCCCCACCGACCACGACATCCGAGGATTTGACCTCCACGTCTGCCCTAGACCCAACCCGTGGGAGCTGCTGGAAGCTGAGGAAGCTGGCTAAGGCAACCTAGGCGAAAGACTCAAGCACTCATGGCTACCGGCGCTTTCTTTGTAGCTCTTAACTACAAACTTTGGGTGAAACTTGGCACCAGCGCCAGTAGCATCCCCAGCAATAGCACGGGTATGACTCGTGTGTTTTCGCTGGACAACACCGGTATCCAAGCCCAGTCCGACACCCAGGATGTGCTCGATTACGACTCTGAGCAGGGTTTCAAAGCAACTCTAATTACCTCACAGTCGTACACTATACCTTGCAGTATGAATTTATCGGTAACGGATCCCGGGTATCTCATCTTGAAAACGGCTGCCCGCGACGCTGCTAACGGCACACTTGTCCAGTGGTATCGTGAAACTCCTGTGACTGATGGTTCTACAGATCTTCCCGAAGAACACGCCGGTCTTGCTCAGATTGGCTCGTTTTCCGAGGACATCCAAGCAGGGAATATTGCAAAAGTTACCTTCGACATGATTGGATTTGGGGCTTATTCGTTTACTCCTCAAACTGCTGTCTGATTTGGTACATTTAGTTAATTCGCGCCCCGCTTGACGCGGGGCTTTTTACTGCCCGTTTGCCAAGCGCCGCCACTCTTCCGCAAAGAACTGCTCCGGCGGCGCAGCTTGTAGCACCGGCGTGATCCAATCCCTCGGCGGGGCGATGTAGCTACCGTTTTTGCGGCCAATCACGTAGTTGCCCTGTAGCACCGCCAGCGAATAGGGCTCCTGCCAGACAATCCGCAGTGTGCCGCCCCCCACCTGCGGAGCCGACTGAGAGTTCAACAGCGCTCCAGTATCGACAATGTTCCTAGGTGACGTAACCGACTGGCCATTTTTCCTACGGGTCACTATTGGTTTGTTTGTATCCCTTGTTCGCGTAGGCCAGTCGTATTTGACCGCTTTGATTTCTTCCTGCAGCATCGGCGCCACCTTGTCGCCATACCCCTGCAAGATCACTGGTACGCGCTTTAGCAGCTCGTCCCCCTGCCAGTTCTTAATAACGAACCGCGCCACAGCTAGTCCTGCGTCAGCAATCGCACCCGCGTCCCCAGCGCCCCAGTCAACGTCGCACCAAGGGTGCCCGTGTCGCCGTACCCCATCCGCGCCTTCAACACCTCAAACCGCACCGGCTGCGTAGACCCAAACGTCAACACCCCAGTGCTTCCCACCGCAATCCTTGCGTCAAGTTCCGTGGGCTCAACAACGTACCCCTCATAGACGGTGCCGTTGTAGTCCACCCCAGGAAACGCGGTGGGGTCTACATCCACCGCCTTCAAGAACAGCTTGTACGCCAACGTCGCCTGCACCGGCATCACATTGCCCGTGTCGGGGTCAGTTGTGACGCCCTGTCCTGCGACGGTGAAGTCCGCGGTCGCGTTGACGAGGGCGAACAGGGCTGAAGTCATACCCAAGGTTGCCGGGGCAACCTAGCTGACAGGAGGCGA